CTTTAAGGGTATATGGAATATCATTAAAGGTTTATACACAGGAGATAATACATTAATATCAAAGGGTTTAAAACTTATGTTAGGTGGTGCAAGAAAAATATTAGAAGGAACTTTAGTAGTGCTTGGTGCGCTATTGGGTCTTTATATTAAACTTTTGGTAACATCTTTTACTATAGGCATAGGCACTGTTTTAGGAAAATTAGGTGAGTTAAAAGATGCTATACTTGATAAGGCAGGTAATGTAGGTGGTGGTGCGGTAATGGGTGCTTTGGGTACAGGTCTTATTATAACTGGTTTAGCGGCGGCTGGAATAATTGCTACACCTGCTTTGGCAACTGTAGCCACTGTTATGGGTGTTGGTGCTATTGGAGGTATGATATATGGTGGATTAAAAGACGATAAAGAAAACAGTGCGAAAGGTATGGCATCTGGAGGAACTATTTTAGGTGGAGGTCAATTTTTGGTCGGAGAAAATGGCCCAGAATTAGTCACACTCCCCGGAGGAACTTCTGTTACAAATAATACCAATACTCGAAGTGCTTTAGGCCCTACAATTAATGTTCATGTTAATGGTAGACTCGGTGCTTCCGACCAAGAATTAAATGAAATTGCGAGAAAGATTGGTAATAAAATTAACATTGAAATGAATAGGTTTAACTCAAGAGGATATAGGGCGTGAATAAATGGTAGAAAGTACAAAGAGTTTAATGGCAAACATGAGTGATACAGGATATGGTTACGACCATGCAGTTTTTCTTAATTTTGCATCTCGAACAGACGGAAGTTCTGGTTCAATAACAAATCGTATTATGTTAAAGGCTGAAACTATTTCTATTTCTACTACGAGACAAGTAGCACCAATTCCTATCCCCCTTTCGGGATTAGTTACAGGAGAATCTACTACGATGGCAATTGATTTAGGTATAGCAAATAAAACAATTAACATAGGTGGAATTATTACCGAACAAAATATTGTAAAAGAATTTGATGGTGTGACTAAAGCAGTTGTAATGACAGCACCCGAAGTAGCACAGTTAATTCACGCATCCGTAGATTCTTCATTTTTACAAAAGCACCAAAATCTTACAGAACTTGTTATTCTTTACCCATCCCGTATCGGTGATGATTATGCTTATCATACAGGTGTCACAGAATCAACAAAAGTAGAAGACCTACCTTTAATTCCTTTTGATTTTTCCTCAAGAGAATTAGACAGAAAAACAACATTATTAGCATCAGTTTTTCCAGACCCAACAGATACTAATTACACAGGTATTGGCGGGTTCGTAGAAAACTTTTCTACCGAGTTTCAACCCGGTTCACCTTTCCTTACATTTTCTTTTTCCTTTAGACAAGCCTTTACTCCACTTGGTTGATTACTATGCAGATATATTCAAAGGATAGAAAATCGCTTCAATTTCCCGTTATGTGTGATGGGTATGTAAAAATTCCTTTTGGTGATGGTTCAAATACACCCGCACAAGGTATTGGACTTTGGGGGCATACCGGAGAAATAACTGCTGAGTTTATTATTACTCCTTATGAAACTAATAATCACGCTACTAATAATTACTCCGGTAGTCAAAAATCTCTTTCTCAAGCAACGAAAGGCGTGGCTTATATTCCAGCGGCAGACCGAGATTTACTTGAAATGTCTTTATTTTATAATGCTAATATGTCTGTAAGTTTGAAACCATTTTCAACAGGAAGTGTTACACCCATAACTCCTTCTAAATATAGAATTAGTTTTTCTATTAAAATAGGAGGGGCTACAACTACTGTTACAAGTACTGATTATGTAATAGCACCTGAACCTAAAAATGAATCTTCTACAAGTCCTACTGATTATCTATATACGCAACATATACCCTTCGCTAAAAAATCTTCTCGAACTGTAAGTAGTGTAAGTTCCACAACTATTAATTTATCAGGTTCTTCTGCTGAATTTATAGTAGGAGATAATCTTTATACAAACACAGGTTTGTTAATAGGGCAAATAAGTTCTTTAGGTAGTAATGCTTTAACAATGGTTTCTATAACAAACACTCCAAGTAATTCTACACACCTATATGCAGACCTACCTAAAGAGCCAACTTATGTAGATGTTCCTCATCACATAGCAGTAAGTTATCAAAGTTCTGGCCTAATGAGTATTTTTTACAATGGTAATGAAATTGTCAAAGGACAACATTCGGTGGGGGGTAATTTTACATTTGCTAATTCAGACATTTATTTAGGTCAAGAGGCAACTGCAAGTAATTATGCTACTCGACGAAGAACTCAATTTATGGGAGAATACCATGAAATATCGGTGACTAAAAATGCAAGAAATAAATTTAGAAGCATGAATAGTTTAATTCCGCAATTTAAAAATACACTTTTATATATGGATTTTGAGGAGGAAAATTTAGATGGCTAATGAAAATGCAGTATTTGTTTTGAATGAGGGAACACCTTTTCCTACTGATTTCACAAATGCACCCACAGTGGGAACATATAATTTAAAAACTTCTGTTAACCCAAGAGCAATTACACAGGGGGCAAGTAATGATACCGCATTAGGAATTCATTGTTATGAAATTTTAACAGAAGATTCTGCCACTTTAACAGCAACTTGCACTTTTAATAATGACCCTACAATTAGTATTACTGGGGATATACCAGCAATAACAGTAGGGGCGGCAGTATCAGGAACAGGAATACCTTCAGGTGCTTATGTGGCAAGTTTTACAAATATTAATACATTTGAATTATCTGCTTCAACAACAGGAGGTGCAAATGGTGATGGTTCTTCTGCAAATCAAACTCTTACTTTTACAAATGTAGGTGCTTGTGGTAAAGAGGGTTCAAGTGTGTTGAATAGAACTTTTCCTTCGGGTACGCTTGTTAATGTTTATGCAGTTAATCAATATGAAACTCCGGGTAATATTATAACATTAGATATGCAAACAAGTTCCGTAGATTCTACGACGAGAGATGAGTTTATTATTATTTATGCAGACGACCCTAAGAATCATCAAATTGTTAAAATTACAAATAGAGAACTACACGAAGGAACTTTATATGATTTTTATTTTACACCTACCTTAAAAGAAAATATCCCCGCAAATACTAAAATAGCAATTTATCAAGGCCCACTTAAAACTGCTACAAATGTAGCGGCTGTTGGTTATGGCCTACATAATGATGTTGATACAAGTGAAGAAAGACACGATAAGTATGTTGAGGTAAGTAGGCCAACATTTTATTTCTATGAAGGAAAAACATTAGACCCTTCAAGAAAATACACATTACTAAAAACAAGTAAAAGTACTGGGGCAGTAGGATTAAAAACGGTAAAGTCTGTTTTTGTAACAGCACCTGTAACTTCAGGATTTATTATAGACAAGGGTTTCTTTACTCATAACGGAGATGTAATAGATAATAACCAACTAAATGATACATTACATTTTACCACAAGTTCGGCAAATGGGGTTTCTCCAAGAGGAATAAATACGGCTACTGCACAGGGCGGAACATATACCTTTGACTATACATCATGGACAGGTTCTTCTAAAAACTACGATGATACAGATGGTTCTCTTCCTACTTATATCAGATTTATAGATTCTCCTACAAGAACTCAAATTATATCAGTTCCTTATTCAGTAGAAACAAGTAAAACTGTTACAAATAAAGGTAATATGTTTAAAGCAAGTTATTATGATAATGAGAGAATGTTGGAACATAAGATTAATAATAATGAAGGAATTAAGGTAAAAGAATTAATTCACCAAACTTCTATTTTAGATGAACCAACAGGTTCTTTACCCGGACTTTATTCAAGGGCTACTTCTACAACAATTTCTGTTTCCAATTTGGTTAATCAGGATTTAAGAAATTTACTTTATGATGGTTCATCAGCATATGAACCTATTCTTATCGGTGATTATTACTACACTATTTCGGGAATTACAGCACCTGTAGACGGAGAGCAAACAATTACGGTTACTAATAGAAGAGTTATAACAAGTGTGGCCTATGAAAATATTTCTTCTAATGGGGTTTTTACACATACAAATGCAAAGGCTTTTCGCCATATTTGGTCTCCGGTTGTAGGCAATATGTTGGTTGGACATGATATTGATACTACAATTAACACAAATGTTTTTAGAAATGGAATACAACTTACTGAAACAGAGGCAGATATTTATAATTTAGAATATATGGTTGATGGTAATTTAGCAGGATTTGACCTAAGAGTAAATAGGGGAGATAAAAATGACGGCTATACTGAATTAATAACAGTTCCTGCATCTTCTTATTATTCTGGTGGAAATACAATGGGTTCTATAAAAGGAACACTTTCTACAAATAAAGTAGTATTTGAGGGTAGTGTTGAATCTATTGAAACAGATATTGAAGCCGGTGCTTTTAAATTATCCATAAGTGGTAGAGATGATAT